ATGTTAGCAGTACCTAGCAATGTGCCATCGCTGTCATTAGCATCAATAACTATAGTAGTAGGAAATGACATTCCTGATACACTATCAATATTAATACCTATATGCATAGAAGTAGGGCGATTAGTACTATCGTTCCAGTTTAGCTTAGGTGGCCCGAAAGTAGATGTAGCTGCTCCAGCAGTACTAGCTATATTCCAGCTACCGGAAGCCCAAGTAAAATCTCCTCCATCCCATAAGGTAGATGCTAAGTGTGTAGAAGTACAAACTATAGGAGGTATAGGAACTACTTGATTAGTAATAGCGCTATAATGCATATTAAGGCCCCGTGTATAACCACTCGTTATCTGCTATCTTCTGGATAGACATAGTACGTCCATAAGGTACAGCAGTTCCGCTGGCTGGAGCTATAAGAGTCTGAGATCCTACAGCTGTAACTCCAGTAATACCTGCTGCGCCGGTAGCAATAAATACAGCTTCTTCCCCTACAGCATAAGCAGAGTTAGCTGCATCATCAATAGTAAATGCGCAACCGGCGGCATTAGTTACTTTAGTCTTATAGCCTATATAAGTAGTAGTTAATGTAAATGTAGTACCAGATATACCTACAGGAAAGATAGGAAAGAACCTGTCTCTTAATGTAAGCATTCTCTCATAGCCACCAGAAGGAGAGACTTCCTGATTCCACCCATAAATTGAAGAACCTGGGCCGCCTATGTATACTACTCCTCCATAAGGGTTAAGATATAAAGTACTAGCTGTGTCATAGCGAGACTTAGATTGGATTCGCTTAGGCCCAATAGCCATACCTGGCTCAGTCTCAGGATTGTCAGTACCTATAATAAGTGCTGCTACCTCAGAAGTCATATCTGGATCAGGCCCATCAAATAAGTTTTCGCACTGTACTTGGGGCTTCCATATGTTAGCATTGCAGTCTGTCATAGTAATTCCTCGTAATAAATAATTAAATAATTTAGCTGCCCACATCCGCTAAAGCTCCTGATCTAAGCTCCATGAATTCTTCCGCTGCGAATCTAGCTTGCATATTAGACTCTTCCATTTTACCTATCGCAGCGAATACTAATCTAGCTGCTTCATGGATAATAAAGAAAGGGTATTGCTCAGCTACCCAAGAGGCATACCCACTATCAGTTACAGTAGGTAATAGATAACAACCTACTAAAGCTTTAGTGAATGCTACAGAAGATCTTATCTCTAACATCCTTCCTGCTACATAGGCTATATCAGAGCGATTACACCCATAAGAATCTAAAGTCTCTTCTACAGATATAATCTCTATAGGTGTAGTCTGCTGCTCCTGGCTTGTAAAAGAATATCCATCATGTACTCTTTTAAAATACTTCCAAGATCTAAAACTACTCCATTGAGCGTGAGGGTCAAAGGACTGTAAGAAGTCAGAAGAAGGAAATTGAATACCTTCCTCATATATATCCTTACTATAGAAGTCACTCTTATGTGCTTTAAGTGTAGACTTCTTAACTGCAGATTTAGTCTCTGCTATTAGATCTCTGCGGGCAGTAATAATATATACTTCTTCAATCAATTCATCTAAAGTCATATTGACAGCCCTCTGTTAATAGCTATGCCGCCGCTTTTAATTAAAGGCTCAGGAGGAAACGAGGGGTATACAACAATAGCTGCTCCTGACTTACCTTTTTGCATTAGTTCATTACGCTTAGCTATGCGAGATAGCTGATCCCCTAATCCATCCATAATGTGTATAGAGTAAACTTGCATAGTTGCATCTTCTCCAGCTGTAAGTATATCATCCCAAGCTACAGACTCTATATCCATAGCCCCACTATAAGCAATACTAGAAGTAACTGATCCACTGTCATTACCGTTACTGTCTATTACCCGTAACTTAGAGAGTGTGTTATTAAGTCGACACTCAACTACATACACTCTACCATCTGCTACAGCAGTACCTACGCCAGAAGGTCCAACTCCAGAGGACTGTAAAGACCAGCCAGAAGAATTAAATCTTATCTGTAACTTATTGCTATCTCCTCTAAGTGCCCACCTAGAAGTACCATCTACAAAAAATAAAGATGCAGTTAAGTATACAGTACATGGTTGAGATATAGCAGGAGTAGGAGGATTAGGAGAAGTACGTATACCGCTAGCTCCTCCTCCCCCAGATTGCCAGCAACGTCTACCATTCCTAGACTGCTCTGTTAGCTTAGTAGTATCTCCAAATAAAGTATCTAAGTCCCAGTTAGCTGCTCCGTTACTTCCTGTATTATCTACAGATATTAACTGAGTACCTGCCCCTGAACCATCAACTCCGTTTTCGTCCCAAGCTACTACAGGATCAGCAAAAGCAGAAGCTAAAGTAGTAGCTCGTAGTAAGTTAGATATAGGGCCAGCGCCCGCTATAGTATTAGATGCCTTTAAGCCTACTTCATATTCAGTAGAGGGCTCTAATACACTCAGATCAAAAGTACTTGCCCCTGTAGGTATCTTTAACCAATTCCAGTCTCCAGATCCAGGTACTCTAAACGCTAAGAATAATTCATCCGTATCTGGTACAGATGGATTAGTGTAGTTAAGAGTAAGGCTGGCTATACCAGGTGTCAGGCTATTTAAAATAATTTGATTAGGTCTAGCCATACTTAACTCCAATTAGTAAATTGCTACAATATTATCTGCAGTGTGACCTGCTTCAGCTCCATAAACAGTATGAACGCCAATAGGTAACACTGTACCTGAAGGTACATTCTTAAAAGTAATCTGAACAGTGGGAGCTGCGGCCATACCTACGATAACATCTCCGAAAGTACCTACAAACAGACCTCTGCTAAACTCAGTTAACTCTACATTTGCGCCATTAGTAACTGCCTCAGCATGAACAGCTGGGGTATTATTAGCTACGCTAGCTATAGTATTTTCACTAGGCATTTTAAATCCTCATTTAATGAGACGAAAATTAGTTAGTTACTGAACCTGAACCTAAAGGATTAATAGGAGCTGGGTTAGCTGTACTGCCCATATCTTTAGTAATACCTAGAGCGCGGTTCTTAGCTTCTTCTGCTTGAGCTTGTTTAAACTCGTCGTAAAACTTAGCACGTAAGATAGCCATAGGATCTCGATTAGCTGTAGCCACTTTACCTCCTTTAGTTACATAAGGATTACCTAAAGCAATTTCGCGATCTAAGAACTCAATAAGATCTTCGTCTTTAGTAATAAATAAGTAATCAGAAAAGCGAATACGGCGGCCAGTAGTACTAACCATCTGCATAGATACACGAGAAGAGTTATATGTTTGATACTCTTTAGGTGCATCTAAGTCATCTACGTTAGCTATAGGAGCAGTGTTAGGTACGTTAACTAAGCCAGCAGCCTTCTTAGCCTCTTCAATCTTAGCCGCATTAACATCTAAAGCTGGAGGTACAGAAGGAGCTTTAGCGATGGCTGGATTAGAAGCAGAGTTAGATTTAGTAGAGGAAGTAACTTTATTGTCAGACATGTTTAAATTCCTGGTGTAATGTATTAGGTGTATAAGTAGCTAAGCACCCTGTATAGAATGCTTAGCTTGGAAGTTACTATTATCTAGTATTAACCAACTGCTGCTGCAGTAAGGTTACGGATAACAGCATTGGCTGGAGTGTTTTTAATAACAGTTGTTAATTCAGTAGTAAGAGTACCGCCTACTGCATCAATACCATTATCTTGAGCTTGGTTGCCAGAAGTATTAAACTCCATATTCTGAGTCTTACGGCCAGCTAAATAAGCAAGACGGAAAGTAGGAAGATCAACAGCAACTGCCATTTTAGCCCAGGTAGTATTAGAGTTAAACAATGGGTGCTCAATAATACGGAACTTACCTCGCGCCATAGTTAAAGTAGAGAACTGCAAACCAAAGTTAGTCTGTCCATCTACAAGCTTATATTCACCGTTAACTCGACCAATCTCATTAATAACTACTTTAGCTGTACCGCCGACAAACAAGACACGCTCATTAGAACCTTTAGGATCTGTAGACTGATTAAAGACAGGATCTAAGAAACCTTGAAGTTGAGTAAAGTTAGTAGTTGCGCCAGCAGTGAAACTGTTAACTGAACCGCCATAGATAGGAGGGTAGAAAGTAGGATCTTCTATCATAGCAATCAAACCATCCATTGTGCGGAAAGGTTGACCGTTACGAGTACCTTGAGACTTTTGGCCAAAGAAGATAGCTTTCTCAATATCACAAGCATGGAAAGCTGCACAGTCTTGACGGTTCTCAGCGTCAGTAGTACCTCCAGCAATAACTTGAGTAGCTTTAGCTGTGCCTGAAATAGCCCAGGTATTACGGAAGATCTGAGTTAAGTTAGTTACACGTACAGGAATAATGTTATTAGCATTAGGTCGTTGTGAACTCTCTTCAAACGCAGTACCTACTTGATAAAAGTCATCATTATCAAGTAAAGAGGCTGCGACTACTCCCCCTACAGAGCGTGTAACAGTAATAGTAGTTGCACTAGGAATAGTGTTAATAATAACATTTTCCCCAGTACGCTCAACGCGCATAATCATACCAGGAAGTAGATTAACAGTTGTGTCTACTGTAAACACTGTCTCAGCGCTTGTATACCCAGGAGAGTTATCAATCTTAGCTTCAGGGAAGATCATAGTCTTAGAGAAGAAACCATGCTCTACTTGAGCGGCAGTTTCATCAGTAAGCATAGAAGTTAAACCAAATAGAGGCGCACTACCATTTGGCATCAAGCGGGTGATCATAGCTGCAAACGACTTCTTAGCTAGATCCTGGGTAAGATTACCCGTATTAAAAATTCCAGTAGTCATAAAGACTCCTATTAATTAGTATTAAAAATTAGTAAATTAAACTTAAACTGCTAACTGCTACTTTAATAACTAAAGTAGATCGTAAGTTGCAGCTGCGGTTTTAATTAAAGTAAAGATGCGAGTTGACTGAGGAGGTACAGACAAAGTGTTATTAGTACCCACTTTTGTAATACCAGTGTTAACTACAATAACTACATCAAACGCACCAAGCTGAGAATTATTAACCATGAAGCTATAAGCATCGCCTACATCCATAGTTAAAAAGCTAGCAGCTATAGAGGCAGCTGTTGGTAGTGTATAGTTAACATCGCTAGTTAAAGTAGTGCCTTGATGGATAAGTCCTCCACCAATATCTGACATACTTAAGTTTGCGTCTGATTCAGTAGTAAAAATTTTAGGTGCTACGTTAGCTAACAGACCTACCCCAGCTCGCATAGGTTGGGGTAGTTTACCATCAGCGGACGCAAGTACTCGTACAAACATAATAATTCTCCAAAGAGTAATAAGTAATAATTAATTACCTAAAAACTTAGCCCAATCAGTATCTACTGGCTTACTAGGATCTATAGGAGCAGGAGGTAAGAAAGTCTCCGAGATAGCCGCCATTAGATCTTTAGTCATAGTAGTAAGTTCTGCGGGAGTAGCATTAGGGTTCTTAGTTAGAAATTGCTGCTGTGCGTCTTCTATAAAAGGTTTAATAACAGGGTTGGAGTACAAAGGGTTAGTTTCTTTTAGGTGGTTAGCCGTAGCTTGCTGTCTGAGCATATCAGGAATACCTGAGGTTGCAGCTTCTCTCGCTGCAGCAATCTCTTTAGCCATAAGTTTATTATTGACTAAAGTAGATTGCACCATAACTTGCCTAGCTATAGTATTCATAGCATCAGCGAAAGCTTTAGTTGCGCCTTCTCCTCCTTGAGCTATAGCTGACATAGTATCAGGAGATAAAGAAGAAGTAAAATCTGCATTAGCCATAGCTTTCTGCAAGCTATCTGCTGTAAGCTCTTTAGGAGGTTCTAGCTCTCCTTTATCGTTAGGTTTACTTTCCCATAGATCTTTATACTTATCAAGGGGACTTTGAGGCTGAGATGCTACATTAGTGACAGATCCAGCATTATCAGGCACCATACCATTAGGATCTGTACCTGCTTGCTGATATGAATTAAGATTAGGTACATTAGGTATATTGCCAGGATTAGTTGGCTGATGCTGAGGTTGCTGAGGTTGCTGAACTGGTTGATCAGCAGATTGGGAGTTACGAAATATATCTAAAATGCTCATGTGTTATTCTCTTAGGTTGGGGTTTAAATTATTGGTCGGCGTCATTAAATAGATTATAGTCTACAGAACCTCCTTTGTTAACAGAATTAAAATCCATGCTTTCTTTTTCTGCTTGCTCTATAGCTTCTCCGCAAGCTAATAGATAAGTTAAGGCATCTATACCTCCTTTTGTATGAGCCTGCTTCTGAATGAAGTCGCTATAATTATTAGGATCAGGCTCTAATAGTAATAACTCATCAGCTAAGCTAGCTATATGATTCTGGATAACTTGCTTCTGGGTTACAGTAAACTTAGATCCTTCCTGTGACTCCTGCTCATTAAGGCTGTAGGCAGAAAATTTAGTTTCTAATAGATGTGCCATAAATTATCCTGGTAGTCTAGCTTGGCTTGTGGGTGTAGGGTTATTACCTGCTTTAGCAGGAGAAGGTTTATTAGCAGTAGGATCATAGTTAAATTGTTCAGGTAAAGGCTGAGGAGGGAAATTCTCAGGTAATTCACCAGTCTCAGATTTATCAATAGCCATAGCTGCTAGTTGTTGCCATTGTCCGCTAGCTTGCTCATACGCAACCTGTTCTGAGGACTTCTCAAATGCGGATATCTCAGCGCCTTGAGTTTTCATTAAATAACTAAATGCAGGAGCCATGTTATATCCAGCACCTATCTGAGGCGAACTGCCCATAGTTTGCAAAGCTACTGCAAACGCATCAGAGTTAATAATCTTAGAAGTAGGAACTAAACCGTCGGATATACGGAAGTTAAGTACTGCCTTACGTAAAGCAACTGGATCAATAGCTACATCTTTATTTTGCTCCCTATTATAAAGAGTAGTTCCTCCTTGATACTGAAGTACATTAAGCTTTAATATATACTTAATAGGAACAAACACTTGATGTTCTAATAATAAGCTAGATAGCTGATCCCGGCCTGAAGCATTCTGCATAATCTCAGAAAACTCTTCTAAGGTTCTGTTACCTTTAGTAAACTGTCCTCTCTGTGCTCTATTCTGCCCAGATAAAGAATCTGCCATTTCTAAGATAGCTTGTATCTGCTGCATACTAGCAGCTTGCTGATCTTCTCTATAAGGAAACGCATACACAGATTCAGATATGGTTTTACCGTAAGCTGAAGGGCGCACAGGAATCTTAGCAGATGGGTTAGGTGAGTTAATAGCATTTGCAGTAATACGAGAAGGGTCATATAAAGTTCTGTCTGAAATAGCCCGTCGACGACTAGCTATAATAGAACTCATATAAGCTGTACCTAGTTGTTGAAAAGGTATAGCATTCTCAGCAAAAGACTTAGTTTGATACTGCAATCCATCTTCTTGAGGCTGACCTATAAATATAGGTAAGTAGCCATGAGCATTAGTTTGTCGCTCTGCAAATATAATGTGCTCATGATTTACAAAGATAAGTTTATATATCTGAGGAGTATTAGAGTTGGGTATGCGTAAATCAAACTCAGAAGGAAGTATACGGCAATATATAGTAGTTACTTCATATAAATCTTTATAGTCTATTTTAGGTGCATTATCAGACATACCTGCCCACTGCATCCAATTAGTACCATTCCCTTTATAGTCAGACTCATTAATATAAGGATTAATATCAGGAATATAATAATTCATTGCGCTAGAATCTTTAGCTGCATAAGAAGATCCTGCAGTCCCTGACTCAAAAGCAGGTTTTATATTGGCTATAATCTTATGAGGTAACTCAGCTATAAAAGACTTAAGCTTAATTCTAGACATTAACTCAGTATAGCCTGCAAACTCGCCGTCTTTATATACCTGAGAAGGAGCCACTTTAGAGTCTACAAAGGTATTATAAGGATCTAGCCGACGTATTCTATTGCCTGACCATATAACTTGCTTAGGTATACCTTCGGATTTAGATATAGATAGATCCGTCTCTATAGTAGTAGTAACTTCTTGATGCCAATCTACTTCTATAGGAGCAAAGTTATATTTAGCTCCGTCACGGAAAGACATCATTAACTCTCTAGCCCAACCTCCACGAATAGAGTTATCCTCTATAACAGTCTGTAACTGCAAAGCTTCTTCTATATATTGGGGAGAAGATACAACTCCAAATATAGGATCACCAGTTAGAAATACAGAAGCTTGATGAGTTACTGCAGACTCTACTTGGG